GACAGAACTATGGATTCAGATAGTCATGGTTCTGATAAATGGAAAAAGCCCAATCATCCTACCTTTAGCATTGAGTCTATTTATAATGGTATGAATGGTAATCAGGCAGGTTCTTGGGGAGAGGATGGAAGTTACTACCCTTCAAGACAGACAAGAGATTTGTACAAAGAAGAGTACTATAAACAAATGTTTAACAGAGAACCAAACAGACCTGAGCATTTAAACCTGAATAAAAGCACAAATTTATCTCCAAGTATATATGATGATGGTGGAAATATTACTCCTGCAAGAAAATGGTTAGAGGAAGATGATAGTCTAACTCCCCAGGAAAAAGTACTTAGGGCACATGCAAATGAACCTAATTTTGGACAACGTATGTCTGATGAAGCTTGGAGCACTATTAATACTATTGGTAGTCTTACTCCTGCATGGTCTTTGTTTGCTGCTAATCAGGCAGGTAGAAATATAGATAAAGGTAAATATATGGATGCAGCCATTGATGCTGCTATGATTACTGCTCCTTTAGCTATTAGTAAAGGAATTAAGTCTATCATTCCATATTTTAAAGATCCTAGTAAGATTAATCCATTAGCTTTTAAACCCTCTGAAGATATGATGTATAGAGGTATTGGAGAAGAAGGATATAAAGATGCTGTTAATTCTGGCGTATTTAGACCTCATCAGAATCCAGTAAAGAATGATATTAAGACTCCATCAGGTCGTACATTTACATTAGGAAAAACTTTTGATAAAACATACTATACAGATAAAGATCACTTTCATGTATTAAAGGATTATAATCCCTCTTATATAGCTGAGGTCCCTAGAAATGCTGCTGAATTTAGAGCAAGATATGGGAGAAGAAATGACTGGTCTTGGCTTACAGAAGAACAGATTTCTGTTACTCAGGGTAAGATATATAAAAAGAATTGGTTACAGGGATACAAAGAAGTAACTCCTAAACTTGCTGATGGTGGAAATCTAACTGCCAAACAAGATGTTACAAGAGTAGTTGTACCTCATACTCAGAGATTTAATCAAGAGGAATATGATTACTATCATCCTGTTAAAGAGAAAGGAATTACCTCTGGAGATTGGAAACAGGATTTGTTATATAACAATCAATGGCTTATTAATGCTCCTGTTGTTGGAGATCAAGTTAAAAAGAAAGCAGAAGAAGTATCTAGAATTAGTGAGGGAAACTCTCAAGTAGTAAATATTACTAAAAATGATTCTCTTTATAAAGCAGGTGCATTAGAACCTTATACAGGAACAAGTGGAGGATATGGTGAAAAAAGATCTATAGATTTAGTTGATCAGTATTTTAATGAGAATAATTTGGAAAAATCTAAATATACCCCTAAATCAAATTATCTTCCTTTTCTTCCTTCTTATTCTATAAAGGGAAATGAGAATTTTAAGAATACTATTCCTGATGTGTTACATGATATTATATCAAATTCTCATAATAACACTGTTGTATCTGATTCCGCTTTTAATGCTACTTATAACAAATTTTTAGAAGATAAAAATCCTATTTATAGTCAACGTGATTATAGTTCTGAACTAATGCATTTAACAGGAACTAATCTTGGGGGTCATAAAACAGGATTAGCTTGGGATAAATCAGTAGACTTGCCTTATGCTTCTATATCAGATGCTTGGGATTTTGAACCAAATCATTATACAAAAAAATGGGCTTATGGAGATAATCCTAATAATTCTCCTGAAGTAAGAGAAGAAGCAGAAAGATTTAGACAACTTGCTAAGATACAATCTACTCTAATGCATAAAGCAGGAAAACCATTTAAGATTTATGATAGATTTTACTTTGATCCAAAGACTAAAGAATATATTCCTGATGATAGTATTCAGTCTATAAAGAAGAAAAAAGGTATAACTCCTTTACAAGATGAAATAATGAATAAAGACTACGATAAATATTTTAGTTTAGAGAATGGAGGACAGTTGACAAAGTTAGATCAACTTACTAATTTTTCATCATATGACAAATCTGTTAAAGGTGGATGGTTAGATAAGTATTAAATTTTATAAAAAAAATTTCATGTTAGTATTAAGTCAAATATGTAAGATATGTAAGAAAGAATTACCTTTGAGTTCAGATTATTTTTGGGTAAGAAATGATTATAAGACAGGATTCTATAGCACATGTAAACAGTGTGTGTCTAATAAAGATAATATAAATGCACAAAAAACTCAGGACTTAAAAGATAATAAATGGACTTGCACATCATGTAATAAAACATTAGATTTAAACTCTAAGAATTTTTATAAGAGAAATGATTCTTTTACAGGGTATCAATTTAGATGTAAGAGTTGTTTACGAAAAGATCCTAATAGATATGACAGATTAGTAAAGAAGGATGATTTACTTTATTTTCTAAAAGATTGTCTTAATGGGGCTAAGCATAGATCTTTATATAAGAATATTGAGTTTGATCTAACTCTGGAATTCTTACAAGAGTTATGGAATAAACAAAATGGTCTGTGTGCTCTTACTAAAATTAATATGACACATACTATTTTAGAAGGAAAATTAAATACAAATTTGAGTATTGATAAAATAATACCTAAATTAGGATATATCAAAACTAATGTACAACTAGTTTGTATGTGTGTTAATAGAATGAAGAGTGATTTATCTATTGAGGAATTAAAATATTTTTGTAATTTAATACTACAAAACAATGACTAAAGATCTATTCTTAAAAATATCCAAGATTAAGGATATAAATGAATTTTACTCTAAATTTCCTTCTGAAGAAGCATTCATGAAGGTGCATGGAAAAGCATTTAAGAAAGCCTTACTAGGAGCTAGTATAGACTCTGCTGAAAATGGTATAAACTATAAGTTTGGTCAGTATAGTAATACTCCTGGACAACTTGGATATAATCTATCTGGAGATGAGAATGGACAACAGTTTAATCTGGAAGGACAACCAATGTCTAATAATTCTGTACAACAGTCAGTTGCAGGTAAATCAGATCCTACTATTATGGGAGATAGTAAACTTCAAAGTAATGTAATGCAAGGTGTAAATGCTGCAGGTGAACTTGTAGGAGGTATACGAGCATTATCAGGAGAGAAGAAGAAACTAAGAGGAGCTAAACAAATGCAGCAATTAAGTGATGTTGAACTCCTTGCTTCAAGAACTAGACCAGAAGAAGTTAGAAGAAGGTATGTTCGTCCTGAAGATATGATAACTTCAGGAGAAGAATTATATCCTGCATATGGTACAGGTACTAATGTTCTTGGTAAAGATGGAGTTACTATTAGAAAAGCTGAGAATGGTTTTACTAATTTTATGAATTCAGGTGGAGAAGGATTTGCTAATAATATGGTAAAGAGTGCTTTCAATAATAATGCAGGGAGTCAGATTGGTGGAGCTGTTGGAGATGCAATTAAAATAATTCCTGGAGTTGGACCAATTATCAGTACTGTTGCTAAACCTATTCTTAGTGCTATAGGTGGTTTGATAGATAACAATGGTAGAAAGATAAAGAGAGCTCAGCAGGCTACGGATAAGAATATTAGTAACATGAGTGTTAATAATAACATTCAAGATACGCAATATCAGAATTCTTCATATATGGAAGATGGAGGTAATATGAATGGAGATCTTCAAACATATAAAGGTGGTTATGCAGAACCAATATCATATAATCCTTTCCTACCTGATAATGGTGAAACAGTAATGTTCAGAGGAGCTTCTCACGATGATGGTGGAATAGAAGCTTCTTATGGAAATAATTCTGTAGAGGTAGAAGGTGGTGAACCTGCTACTAAATTAGAAGATGGTGGAGGAATGAATAACATGGTAGTATTTGGTAATCTACCTATCAGTAAAACTTTTGCAGATGCTTTAGGGGATCCTAGTGCAAAGAATAAAAAATTTAAAAACTATGTAGCTGATTTATCTAAGACAGAAAGTAGACAGAATAATATAGTTGAAAATTCTGTTGATAAATTAGATGGTTTAGAACTATCAACACCATTTAGTAAACTGGAACTTAATGCCCATAAAGCAAATATATTAGGAGCTAATATGAAATTAAAGGAAATTGCTGAAAAGAAAAATAGAGCTTCTGCTCTACAAGAAGCTATAAATAGTGTTGCTGAAGAGCATGGTATTATAGCTGAAGATTTTGCTAAAGGTAAAATTACTAAAGCTAAAAAAGGAGCTACAATTCCTACAGGTGATAGTAATTCAAAGTTTCCCTGGATGGAAGCTATTAATGCTACTGTACCTTATTTTAGACCAAGTAATGCAGAACCATTAGATGCTAATCAATTAACAGGAGAAATGTTTGCTCTTAGTAATAATCAACTGGAACCAGTGCAGGCTCAGACATATACTCCTCAATTAGATACTCCTTATGATGTATCTTATCAAGATATTCGTAATAATAATCAAGCTGATTATAATGCCTCAAAAAGAATAGTAGGAAACAATCCTGAAGCTATTTCTATTTTAAATGCTCAGAAATATAATGCTAATGAGAAAGTTGGTGCAGAAGAGTTTAGAGCTAATCAAGAAATGAGAAATAAAGTGTATGCTGGTAACAGAGCTACTATGAATGATGCACGACTTAAGAATCTTGGTATCTATGACCAACAGTATACAAGACAAGCAAATGCTCAAACCAATACAAAGAATGTAGCCCAGGTTGCTATTAGTTCTATTTCTGATAAACAGGCAAAGAATAAACTGGAGAACAAAACTCTTCAGACTTATGAGAATCTATATAACTATAGGTATGATAATCAGGGTAGAGCTATTAATATGAATCCTCTGGCTACTTTTAATACCTCAGGAACTAATTTGACAGGTAATAATCTCAATCTACCAGAGGGTTATGAGTATACTTACAGAACTGTTAATGGAAAATTAGTACCTGATGATATTAAGAAGAAGGTTAAAGATAAAAGTAGAAATGGTGCTATTGTTAATGCCATTAAGAATCTATAACTAATTTAGTTATAGTAATTACTTAAATTTATTATTCTCTGTTGGAATATATAATATTTCCTATTACATTTGAAAATTAAACAACGCTATGGCTAATTGGACAGATAATAGACCCCCAGTGTTTAATCCCTACGTACAGCAATTGCCTGTTGAGGCAATGACTCAAGTTGGTGTGGAAAAACAGAAACGCTATGATGAGGGTGTTCAGAAAATTCAGACTGAAGTTGATAATATTGCAGGACTTGACATCATAAGAGATGTGGATAAGAACTATCTGCAATCTAAACTAAATCAGTTAGGTACTAATCTTAAATCAGTTACTGCAGCAGATTTTTCTAACTTCCAATTAGTTAACTCTGTAGGAGGAATGGCTAATCAGATAGCAAAGGATAGAAATATTCTAAATGCTGTTAGCTCAACTGCTAGATTTAGAAAAGAACAAGCCTTTGGTGAAACTCTAAAGAAAGAAGGTAAATCCTCAGTTAATAGAGAATATGATTTCAATAAGTCTGTTAATGACTGGTTGAATAATACTGATCTAAATGCTTCTTTTAATGGACAATATAAAGAGCATATTGATGTCAATAAAAAAGTGCTTGAGATAATTGGAAAAATTAATCCAAACGCTAAACAAGAGGATCTTGTTAATGCTGTAAGATCTGATGGTACAATTAATTATAAACAGATGGCTGATGTAATGCAACGTAGAGGTATTACAGAAGTTAGTGAAGGTCAGATTAAAACAGCAGTTAATTCAATGTTGGATGCTAATGACATGGATGAGTTATATAGCCAGGGAAGATATGCATATAAAGATTATACGCCTGCAGCATTACAAGCTGAGAGTACCAGAACGTATGAACTTGGTAAAAGAAGTTATCAAAGTAAGCTTGAAGAGTTACAGAGACAACTCCTTGTAACTACAGATATTACACAACAGCATGACATTAATGATACAATTGAATATTACAAAACCTTATTAGGAGACTCAAAAAATAATATCCCTAGTCTTCTTGAAAAGACTCATAATTCTATACTAGAAAATATAATGACTAATCCTGATGAAGCAAGATCTTCCTTATATACAAGAAATTGGTTGGATGAAATTGCTAATGGATTTGCTCATAGAGAAATTAAAGATGAGGTACTTGCTTCTCCATATAAGGAAAATGAATGGAAGCGTCTTGCTTATAATTTAGATTTATTACAAGAAAGTCATTTACAATCATATAGAAATGCTCAATTAGAAATTGACAAAGAGAGATTAGGAATTGATAGAGATAAACTTGCACTTGAAAGAGAAAAACTTTCTCCTGGTATACCTTATTACAAAAGAACTGGTGATGCATCTACACAAGAGCAAGAATCTTTAAAAAACTTTGCTAATTATAATAATGAATTAAAGACAAGGAATGAGACTATTCTTAATGAGTATGCTGATAGTCGATCAAGTATGGATACTAAGGTTAAACCTTCTGATATTCTTAGAAATATAGAATTGTATAAGAGTAACAAATATACTCCTAAAACAAAAGATGAGGAAGTTGATTTTAATGAATACATTAAAAATAGTAATCTTCTGGCTACACAATCCAGAATTTTAGCAAAAAAAACTGATGAAGCTTACAGAGAAGTAACAGGAGGTATTGCTCAAAGAGATCTATTGTCTTCTCAGTTAAAAGGTAAAGCAGATATTGATATTGTTAAAGATGGTATTAATTATCATTTTACTCCTAAAGAAATCTATGATTATATCTCTAAAGAAGAAAAATATACAAAAAGTTACAACATGTATGGAGGTGGATATTCAATGTCACCTGGATCAAAGCTCTCAGATAAAGAAAGAGTACTAGCAAATGAAATTGAAGGAAGATATAGTGGTTCTACTAAAGCTATTAATACACAGTTAAATGAGTATTTAAACAGTTATTCCTCTATTGCGAAACAGACAAGAGATATTGATCTTCAAGTAACAAAACGTGTTTCTGAAAAAATGAAAGACATCACAGGTATATTTGCTACAGAGCAAGCTGCTGTTCATTTTAAAGATACTGACGAAGAAAAGAACTTCATTAGAGATCTAACTACTATAGTACAGGCAGATATGGGAGCTAAATCAGGAGCATTAGGATATGATACTGAAAAATCTTTAGATTTTCTAACTAAAACTGGAGGCACAGATGTTGAAGCACAGCATGTTAGACAAGGTGATAAGAATTTCATCCAACTTACTAATAAGAAAAGTAAGAAAACAGAACTTATTCCTGTTACTCCAGAATTTGTTTTAAGAAATAAAAATCTAGGAGAAAAGTATTTAAATAAGAACTTAGATTTTGCAATGGTGTTATTGACAAATAACGGATCTACAAATATTTTTAAAGACTATGATAATGCATATTATAACTCTGGATTATTTGGAGGATATGATGTAAAAGGAAAGAGAACAGTTAAAATGCCAATAGTAGCTGATTTAGAGAGAGGTAGGAGTGGTGCATTCTATCCTGTTCTTAAAAGAAAAACAAAAGACGGAAAGATAGAAGTGTTACCTTACCCACATGCAACAACTAAAGAAGAGTTTGAAGCTTGGCTTCCTACTCTTACTGATGAAAAAATAGAGATGTTATTTAATGATAATAAAAAGAATACAAACCAGTAATATCCCAATAAGACATGCCTATAAATGATTTAAGTCCTTTGACTGAAAACATACTACCAACAAGTAGACCTCAATCTGTAGGTAACTCAATTCCTAATCCATATATGGAAGGTAGTGGTAATGGTGATAGTGGAAGTAAACGTCCTGATTACTTACCTCCTCTTGCTTCAGGAAAGGATGAGATGCCTATTACAGCAACCTCTGGACAGTTGCATGATGCAAGAAAGTTTTCTGTCTTTGATCCTACAAAGACAGAGAATGAGTTTGCTTATGGACAAGGATTTGTTTCTAAGATGGTTAGTGGTGTTGGTAAGGGATTATTACTTACAGGTACTACATTTCTACAGACTACTGCAGGATTAATAAATGGTTTATATCAATGGAATAAAACAGGGAAAGCATCTTCTTTCTATGATAATCCTCTTAATAAATGGGTAGATGATGTAAATGCAGAAGCTGAGAACAGATTACCTAATCTTTACACAAATATTGAGAAAGATGCTAATTGGTATTCTCCTAAATATTTATTAACAGGTAATTTCTTATGGGATGGTATTGTAAAGAATCTTGGATTCTCTGCAGGTGCTGCATTGTCAGGAATGGCATTTGCAGGAGCTTTAAGAGCTCTTCCTCTTACATCTAAGTTATTCTCTATTGGTAAAGGAGCTGAAGCTCTTGCAGCCACAGAAGAAGGAGTATCAGCATCTACAGCAGCAGGTAATGCTGCAGAAACTTATGGAAAGATCAAAGAGCAATCTGATAAATTCTTAGGATCATTTAAATTACTAAATCCTGGTGGTAGAGCTTTAATAGCAGGTTTATCTACTTCTGGAGAAGCTAGTTTTGAGTCATATCAGAATCTTAATCAATTCAGGAATGATGAAATAAAGAAATATCAAGATACACATGATGGAGAGAAACCTACTGGAGAGGATCTTAAGAAGATTAATGATAATGCAGAACATGTTGGAAATGTGTCCTATCTGTCTAATGTGGCTCTTCTTAGTGTTACTAATTATATACAGTTTCCTAAAATATTAGGATCTTCTTATAAAGCTGAGAAGGGAATGATTAATTCCTTAACCAAAGAAACAGGAGATATAATTGGAACAGAAGGAAAATATCTTGTAAAGCCTGCAGGAAATAAGATTCTCTCAACTCTAAATAAGATTAGACCCTATACATTCTCTACTTCAGAAGGATTTGAAGAGGGTGCACAGTATGTAATTCAGGAAGGTACTCAGAACTACTATGATAAAAAGTATAATAATACTCCAACTGATTTTCTAACCAGTCTTTTAGAAGGAGTTAAAAAGACTGTTGGTACTAATGAAGGTATGAAGAATATCTTAATTGGTGGATTATCAGGATCTATAATGATGGGTAGAGGAAGGTTCAGAGAAAATAGTGAGAAAGATAGAAATACTCAGGAAGCTGTTACAGCATTCAATAAAACTAAATTTTCTGATTTTACTCAGGAAACATTAGATGCTGTTAATAGAGGAACAACTCTTCAGGAAGAGAGAGAAGCTGCTCTAAAGAGTGGTGATATACTAAATAGTAAAGATAAAGAAGCTGATTATATAATCAACTATCTTACACCACGTATTAAATATGGGAGGTTTGATTTAATTAAATCAGATATATCTGATTATAAACAACTTGCAAGCACTGATGAAGGTTTTGCTCAATTACAATCTGAAGGTAAAGCCTTAACAACAGATACTAAGGAAGCTTATATTCAGAGATTATCTGCATTAGAAGCTACTGCTGAGAATGTAAAATCATTATATCAATCTCTTAATCTTCGATATGGTGCACAAATAGATGAAAAAGGTAAACCTATCTACTCTCCTGCAGTTATGGACAAGATGGTTTATGCAGCATCTAAAGTAGCTGACTATGATAAACGAATTCCAGAATTAACTAATACATTAATACAAAGTAATATTGATGTTAATGCTGTAGTTAAAGATGTACTATTGGGTAAATCAGACAGTTTTAATGAAGCTATGGATTCTATCAGCAAGATGGATATCTTAGATGAAGAAAAAACTTCTCTTAGTGAAGCTTTGGAAGATATAAGTGAACTTAGTCTTCGTAGAAATAAATTTCTAAAAGAATATACTGAGATAAAGAACAATCCTAAAAAATATCAGGAACAAAAAGCAGAAGATATCCAACCTCCTGTTGGTGAAGAGAATAGGATAATTGCTATTAAAACTAAGACAGGAGATAAGGAATTAACTATTGGTAAGGAGTACTTTATAGGTAAGGGATTTGACTATGATAAAGATGGTCTGGAGACTCCTGTTACTATTTCTAAACTTACTATTCTTAGTGAGAATGAGGATGGTACAATCAAAGTAAAAGGAAATAATGGTAAAGTAATGGATATATCTAAGGATCAATTACTTGACTATAAAGTTACACCTGCTGAACAATTAAAAGCTAATAAGACTGCTAATTATTTCTTTAATCATAGGAATGAGTTGTTTGAGATTAATTTGGGTAAGAAATATGGTGGAAAGAAAACTGGTAGAATTGAATTCAAAGAAGGCAAACTCTTTATTGTATATAAAGGAGTTAATGGCAAACTTATTCACAAAGAGATAAATAATAGTTTCTTTGTTCCTCAAAAGGAATATAATGAACCAAGAATCAGAATTACAGGTAAAATTGAAACTGCAGAACAGAAAGTAGCCAGGGAAGAATTCACTTCAGCAAAAGAATTAGAGGCACAGAAACAAACTGCTTCTCAGAATAGAGATACACGTATTGAAATTCTGACACAGTTGTTTGATGATATCTCTACTAAGCAGGAAGATACCAATAAGTTACTGACTCAGAAGAAATCTGAATTAACAAATATTAAAGAGGAATTATCTAAACTTGAGGAGAATATCCTTAATACTCAGAATGATGTAGATAAGAGATTTAAAAAAGTAACTTTCAGAGCTACTACCAGAAAAGCATTAGCTACTGCTTCTCGTTTGTCCAGAATGCAAGATCAGTTAGAAAAAGAGATAAAAGATCTTGAGACTCAGAGAGAAGAGTTAGATATTGATTTGTCTTATATTTCTGATATGGCTCAGAATATTGATGAGCTTCCTACAGATAGTAAGGAGTTTCTTAATGAGCTGAAATCTCATAAAGCATTATTGGAAGATATGCTTCTTAATACAGAAATTCAAATTGAGGAGACTAACAACATTATTAGCAAGGTAAAGGCAGCTTTAGATTCAGCTATGGATTTCTTATCAGATGTGATAGGTAAGTTTCAGCAGAAGTTTCCTAAAGTTCCGCTTGCTCTTGGTAGTGAATGGATTGAGTTTCTAAAAAATAATCCTAACTTTCTTAAGCGTAAACCTAACTATAAGGAAGAATTACAACAGCTTGATGATTTAGTAGCTCAAGTTGAGGATATGGATATTATTCCTGGGGAGCGTACTATAAAAGAATTAAATGAGAAACTTGCAGAATTACAGGAAGCCTTATCTCCACTAGAAAGAGAATTAAAAGCAAGTAATGTTATATTGGATAGGTTTAGGGAAATTGCTAAAAAATCCAGGGAAGTAAAAGCTGAAGAGAAAGCTATGTCTGTAAAGGATGAGTTTTTAAAAAAGGCTCTTGGTACAGATAAGAGTGGTATCCAGAACAGAGAATTTGATAAGGATTATGAGCCTGAGGCTAAGAAGCCTACAGAGTTCATATGGAGAAGTACTATCACAACAGGAGATAAACCTCATGCCATTAGATCTAATAAATTTGGAGCTAATCTGAATTCATTTCCTAATAGAGATAAAATACGTGGGGTATATATAACTTTTAAAAATGAAGATCAGATACTACCAGGATTAATTGATCATTTAAGGACAGATGAAAATGGTAATGTAGACAACTCTATAAATAGAGAGGATGTCATTGTATTAGTAATGACTGATGAGGATGGTAATCTGATTGATGAAAATGGTAAACTTGTACAGAATAATGCTGACAAATTAAATACAGCTATATATCAAGTATTTCCAGAAGCTAAATTAGCTTGGAGTGAAAAGTATGGTAATGCATCAATGTTTAGGAAAGATACTCCTCAAGATGTAGTGGACTCTGTTAAGAAACAGTATGCTGATTGGAGAAAAGATATTTTAGAGAACACAACTGATTTAAGTAATAGTCATACTATTGATGCCTCTTTTGGATTTCCTGAGTATGAAACTGAACTGGATGAAAATCAAGTACCACAGAGGATTTATTCTACTAAGACATCTGTACAAGAAGCAGGTTTGGTTACTGAAGATGAATTAGAAGCTTCTCCAGTAATTACTATTCCTACAACCAATAGTATTGTTGGTAAGGGCACTGTTTCCTTTACTAATGCTATTGGTAAAGTATTTCTTGAATTAAAGAATGGTCTGATACCACTACAGAATAGAAAACATACTAGTGAAGAGGCAGAGTTAATATATCAGTCTATCTATCACTTAGCTAAGAATATGCTTAAAGGTGAACTTAAGTCTGATGCTTCTGAGAACTTATTTAATTATCTTCGATCAGTAGTCTATTGGGGAATTCCTACAGATCAACAAGGTAATAGAAAAGAGACTAAAGGATATAATAGTATCTTCTGGGAGAAAGATCCTGTATCTGGAAAGTTCATGTTATCAATGTCAGGAAAAGGAATGAACTTTGTATTCACTCCTTCTGCACTGGAACAATATAAAGCAGATATAATTGCTATGTTAGAGGGGATGTATAATAACATTAACTCCTCTATGATTAAAGGTAATAATGCTATTAATGAGAAATATCATGAACCATTATCTATAAATGCTGATGGTACTTTCAATACAAGAGAATGGAATAACTACCAGACTTATTTGTTATCAAGTACAACTCCTGATGGTAAACCACGTAAAAACATTCCTCTTACTACATTAATGAAACCTCTTGCTAATAAGGAAGATGTAAATAGAAAAGGAATATATTTTTATACTACTGATACAGCAGATGATATTGTTCTTCCTACTAAAAAACCTTTAGCAGCATCTAAAATGCTTCCAGGTAAATTACAGGAAGCTCTACAGAAAACACAAAAGTTTGTATTAGGTAGAAATAATTTAAATATATTTACTACAGATGCAGGAAAACAATTAAAGTTTATAGTTAGTGAGAAAGTTAATGCTAATAACTTTATGCAGGAGATTAGTATTCTTCAAGGCGGTGATCTTGTAGAATTAATGGATATTATTAAAAAAGCAGGATTAGATCCTGCAAAGGTTCTTAAAAGACGTATATTTAAAGCACTTGAGCCTCAATTAAATGATACAAATACTGAAGAGAAAGAAGATATCTTTAGAGTTCCTGATGATGAGGATGATACTAAAATACCTACACAGAAAGATAATAGAAAAACATCTAATGAAGATGATGAAGAGATGGAAGTCTTTCATGTTCCAGATGATATAGATGAGGATATTAAGAAGGCTTTAAATCGTGTGTCTAATGATTCTGATTTAGCAGCAACTCGTCTTGTTTTAAAACAGATGTTAGATGATTATAAAGAAGAGGACTGGACTAAAATAGAACAATGGTTAAGAAATAATTTTCCTAACTTTCCTTTCTATAGGGTAAAGAATGTAATCCAGGTTACTAATGGAAGACAAGCTTGGGGTATGTTCAAACAGGCTGCTTTGTATGTATATCAACATGCAGAATCAGGTACATCATATCATGAGGTCTTTCATGCAGTATGGAGGATGTTCGTAGGTCCAGATGAACAATCTGCTATTGAAGATGAATTCACTTCCAGAAAAGGTAGTTTTATTGATAGAGCTACACAGAAGACAATAAAATACTCAGATGCTAATGCTAAAGAAATAGATGAGAAATTAGCAGAAGAATTTAGAAATTATATTCAGGAAGGTAAAATCCCTGGTAAACTAGAGAAAGGAAGACCATTTATTCTTAAAATGTTTATAGACTTGGTAAAGTTTATTAAAACCTTCTTTGTTGGAAATGAAGGTATTAGTAATACAGAAAATCTATTTAAGCATATAAATGAGGGATACTATAAAAAAGTAATTCCTTACACAGCAAGTTTATCCTTGGCTAATAAAGGTATAATAAATATTAATAATGCAATTGCTACTACAGAAGACAATCTCAGTGTAGTATCTATCACAGATAAACAACGTAGTGATATTATTCAGGAAATGACTTATCAAACTCTCAAGGAATTGATAGAGTCTGATAAGAGTTTATTTACTGTTCCTAATTTAAAGAAATCAGAATTATATAGTAGACTGAAATCCAAGTTACTAGATACTCTTAGTAGAGATATAAAGAATTCTAAGAAACTAATTGCTAAAGGAGAATTTACAGAGAATCAATTAGCTCCTTTAATGTATGAACGTCTTTCATTAATGCAAAATGTTGCTACACAATGGGATGCTATAGTTGCTAAGCATCAGGAGTATCTTAGGGGATATTCTATTGAGTTTGATGATAATGATAGTCTTCAGATAAATGATGAGGATAAGATCAAAAATAGTGATTTTGTAGATGCTACTAAAATAGATAGCTTTAAGAAAGCTAATAGTGCTATTAAACTACTCCTGGCAACTTTACCAAAGGTAGATGGAAATAATAGATTAATACCATCTTCTATTGGTGGAGCACAATTACTCCCTATAAGTCAGACCTATATTAGTCTGATGAATAGGTTATATAACTCTAAGAGTATTGAAGATATGATGTCCAGACTTAAGGATATGGCTACTAATGATGTAAATTACAGAACATTATACAAACGTCTTACTAAATCAGACTGGAAAACTAAAGGAATAGATATTAGTAAGATCAATACTACTTATGGTGCACAACTCCTTGGTTCTTTCTGGAAGACATTCAAGAAACAAAATCCAGATGTAAAGAATGTATTTATATTTGAGAATGGTGAGATAGTTATAGGAGATAGTAATTTATCGAGTGTAGCTAGTCAACTTAGAAATGAATATATTAATGACATTATCCTAACAGCAAAGAAGGATAATAGTTATTTTAAATATGATGAAAAGGAAAAAGTATTCAGAGGAGATGCTGTTGCTATCAAAAATGTAAAACTAGATACATTAACATCCTACTCAGAATTTCTTAATAAACTTGGTATTGTATTTACTGTACCTCAGATCCAGAAATTAGGTTCTCATCTAAAAGATTTCAAGGAGACTGTTTCAGGTATACGAGCTAGTATTGCTGCAAATGAAAAAATTGCAACATTTTCTGGTAAGGTTTTAAATATTAATGGTCGTCTGCTTGAACTTGGTATTGCTAAAGCAGTTATTGATAATCCTGAATTTGATAGTACTTTCTTTAATGTTACTGGTGAACGTACTCAATCATTTATTGGTGTTAATCCTGCTGATGCCTTATATAACTTTCTCTCTTCAATTGAGAAATTTGATGATGCTAATGTTCTTGACAGCGAATATAGATATCTTAAAACAGATGCTTTCGCAAAAGGTTCCAATATTCTACAAAGAATGTTTACTTCTGAAGGTACACGTAAACATGGTTCTGAGGATCTTATGAAAGTAGGGTATGTTAGTGGTACTATTGATGAGAAGAAAGGTAAACAGAAAGCATCTGCCAGATTAAACTATAAAGAAAGACTTATTCAGGAGATCAATCTTAATCTAAAAGGATGGTATCTTAATTTAGTTCCTGCTGATGCAACTATGGAGTGGATGCTTAATACTGGGAATGCTATATCAGTAGCCTCTATATCTAAAGGACTTTCTGATGTAAATGCTATCTTTAAGAATTACTTCATCTCCGAGATGGATCTTGTTAAGGATAATAGGAAGATCAATAGCCATAGAGATGCTAAGGAAGCAAAAGAAATGAGGTTCTTTAAATCTATTCTTGGAGAAGAACTACATAATAAGATAGTTAAAGATAAAAGAGACTCTGAAGAAATATATGCTGATTATGAATCTAAGATAAACTCTGCCCTGGAGAAATATATTAATAATGAAACTTCTAAGTTTCAGAAGAATTTAACTACTTGGGGAGTATTAACTGAGGATGATCTTGGTCATACCTTGGAGAATATTAATCTTCCAGAGAATATGTCTATGGAAGAATTAGTTAGACAATTGAAAGCTCTTACAATTAATTTTATGATTTCTAATATTGAAATGCATAAACTACTGTATGCAGATCCTTATCAATACTATCAGGAATTAAAACGTATTAAGAACTTCAATTCACCTAGGCAGACTCTTATTAATAACTCTCCTCAGATGAATGCAGTATTTAATTCTGTTTGGAATGAGAATTATAAAAAAGGAGATATTGGATATACTAACTTTCGTCAAGATTACTTTAGATCAGCTACTCATAAAGATACCTTTGGGGTAATTGATTTACTTGGATATACAGATTTTGAAGAGACGGATGGTGCAGGTATTATTGGAATGAGAGCATATCGCCAGTTTAGAATTAGAAGTGGAGATTGGAACGATAATGAAGAAAGTCAATATAGGTATGATATAGCCTGGGAGAAGAGAGATAAAGATTTTTCATTGTCTGCCAGTGAGGTAGCATTATTAGAAAAAGGAAATCCTGCTATTCAAAGTGCATATGTTAATATTAAACCTATTGTAGCAGGTAATAGACTGAATAGTAAGGGAAATGCAAATGATATCAATGATGTCTTATTGGATAAGTTTGCTCTATATCCTCTATCATATCGTATTATGAAAGAGATAAATCCTAATGCAAATGCTATAAAGCTTTATGATAAAATGCAGAAGGAAGATATTGATTATATGGTATTTGAGAAAAGTAGAGTAGTAGGTGCAAGAGATCCTCATGATACATATAATGCTGATGGTTCTTTTAATACTAAGCCATATTCCGGGGAGAATGTGATCAATGTACCTTTTAGTATCATGAGTGTACAATCTGAAGTACCATCAAAAGAGAAAGCTCTTACTACACGTGGATCCCAGATTACAAAACTTGTAACTATGGACTTTATGGAAGCAGGTGTTCCACTTGATTTTGATAAAGAAAGTAGTTTCTTAAATAGATATAAGGCTTGGTATAAACTATCTGAAGATCAGAAATTAGCAACTTCTCCTTTATATAAAGATATAATGAATAATCAGGATCTCCTTGAGTTAATGATGGAGCATGGTTATCAAACTCTTCTTAATAGGTTGGGTATCAAGGAAAGTAATGGTAAATTTAGTATTGAAGATTTATCCGATGCTGTTTCTACTCTTAGGGAGGAAGTATTAAAAAGAGAAGTAAATGACAACATTAGTGATGCTCTTACAGGTTTCTTGGAGGGTCAGTCTATTCTTGAGGCTACTCCTGCGTATCAGCAGATAAGGAATATTCTTTATTCAATTGCTGATAAAGAGATTATATCCCCTAAAATTAGTGGAGGTATGAAAGTACAAATTCCTTCTACAATGATGGAATCTGTTAGAGCAGAAGAAACTACTATTAATGGTAAGAGAGGATTTACCTCTGACTTCCTAAACTTCTATAAAGATGAAGATGGAAAGAGAGTATGTGAAATAATGATAGGTAGATGGTTTAAGAGTAGTATGTCTGATGCTGAGTTACTTGACTATTTGAATAACTCAGAAGAAGGTAAATCTATTCTATCTGGTTTAGGATTTCGTATTCCTACCCAGAAACAGAACTCAATCGATAATTTTGTTATTAAACAATTCCTTCCTAAAGAGTTTGGTGATTCTGTTGTTATACCTGCAGCACTTGTACAGAAAGCAGGATCTGACTTTGACATTGATAAATTATCAGTCTACTTAAAAAACATCTTCAAAGATGTCAATGGAGACATTAGATTAGTTTCATACAAAGGATCTGAGAAAGCTACTAAGGATTATTATAGTGAAGTATTCTCGGATAAAATTGAGAAACAAATAGAAAACCTTGAGAAACAGGATGATAAGAATGACATGATAATGGATGTCATGAGTAAGCTAGAAACTCTTCCAGATATCACTATATCTTTAGCTAAAGCTGTATTGGGTAAAGAGGAATATCATTTCTATGCTAATAACTTAGATCTACTTTATGATATACTTGAAAGAGCTGATGAACAGGAGATTTCTGGTACTGAGTATATTCAGGGCAGATTAAATGAGTCTGGTGAGAAGAAAGCAGAATTATTTACAAAACTATTACTTGAGGATTTAAGAAAAGGGTACATAGATAGGATGTATAAAAAATCCTTAGAGAATGCTTATATTCAATCCTCTCAGAATCTCGTATCTCATAAGCTTAATTTTGACAAGCTTATTAAACCTAACTCTGCAGACCAAATGAAGAAATTATCAGCAGAGATTGCAAAGAAGACTCTAGGTTCTACTTTTGATTATAATGATGTAGGTAATATGCTAGATAGGGGATTTATGTCCAGACTTAGACATGCTTTTGTATCTGGTAAGTATGCTATTGGTATAGCCGCTGTAAATCAGACTAATCATTCCCTGAATCAAAGACAACCTATCTACATTGATAAAAATAGATTCAATAAGCTTAGTGAGGAAGATAAGTACTGGTTAGTAGATGGTGAAGTAAGATTTGATAAATTTAATAGAATTGAAGTTAATGGTAAGATAGTACCTACATTATCTATGATTAAGAATGTAGATGGTCAGTATATATCTGATATCATCTCTCAGTTTATTGATGGATATGTGGATATTGCTAAAGGTCCTTGGATTATGGAATTAGGAGCTACACCTAATGTTGCTTCAACCTTTATGTTCCTGGCTAAATTAGGAGTTCCTATTGATACTGTATCTTATTTTATGAATCAACCTATTATTCGTGATTATCTATCTAAGATTAGTAATGCAGGGTACTCATGGTTATTCATTGATAATTTCGTTGAGGAGTTAAAACAAGATGCTAAATGGTCTGTTGATGATCGTAAGGAAGCTGATTTAGAAACAGTTGGATTTAAAGGGATGGGTTTAAATCAAATTCCTAGTAAATCTACATTAAAAAATAATATTGGGAAAGAGGATTTTAATGCACAGGAGAGATTAGAACAACGCTTTATTCTTCAGGAATTTCTAAAGTATGCTAAGATGGCTGAGCATATGTTCTTGGTTACACAGGGATCTAATTTTGATACTGCTAACTTCAACGATCCATATCTTGTATTTAAGAAATTTAAACAGTTAGAGAAGGCTCAGAATACAATCATTAGTGATGTGAATACTCTTTTGAATAACTCTTTCGTAGGACAGCTTAGTGAGACTATTAAGAAAACAAGAAATGCTTTGGCTACTATTCTTAAATCAGATCAGGATAATGTTAGAAGAGTTATTCAGAAAGTATTGGAGCCTTATGTCAATATGAACAATAATGACTTTGTTAAACTTGCTCAGAAGGCTGTTAATGATTTATTTGACTGGGCTGTTCAAACAGGAGATGAGAAGTTAAATGCTGATATTCGTAATGTATTGATTACTAATGGTGGTGTGGGTGCAGAAGTTATGGAGTTTGTAAATAGTATTAAAGTTAATTCTTCTCATCCTCTGCATGATAATCATGTCATTAATATTATACAGGCAATACCATCACCAAGGGCAGAACAAGGAGGAGTTAATAATCTGAAAGTAAAAGGTACAGACAATAAGGTTTATGACCAGAATAATATTATATATGGGTTTAGAGAGATAAGAGAGTATTTAAAAGACAAAAATAGTAAGTTATATGATAGGATTAAATTACTTGCTGTATTACAGAGTGGTTTGTCTAATTCAGCTATTTCCTTTACCTCACTTCTACCATATGAAGATTTTGCAGAATTATATAATAAAACTTTGTCTAGTTTAGAGAAACTTCCTAATTTAGAGGAGTTTTTCAAGCTTGGTGTGTTTGAGAGAAATAATTGGAATAATGATGATATAATCCCATATACTAAAGCCAGAATAATTAAAACAGCAAGTAGATCCTATTATAATCCTGCGATGGAATTTCTGGATAAAAATGTAAAAGAAGCTGTAAGGAATAAAAAAATTCCTCCAGTAATGACTTTATCTACTCGTAATAGGGAAGCTAATTCTGATCATATAGTATTTACATGGGAGAAACAAGAAGACTTACTAACTGAAGCTGAAAAGTCAGAAGCTAATAAGAATAGAACTTCTTTCTATAAAGCTGTACAACAGAAGAAATTAAATATGAGGAAGATAGGAGATTACTCTTTTATACAGAAGGGCTTATTCAAGAAAATATATGATAACTTTGGAACTGCTCTTCAGACTACAGATAAAAAAGGTACTCCTTATTTTGTATACAAGGCTATTAATGCCTGGGGAGATAGTTATAGAGCTAATGAATTCTATACAACTGATCATCATTCTGTAATTGAGAATGGTTTTATTAAGGTGGAAGATGTTGATAATAATAGGATTATAGATTTATTTAATAAAGAAGAAAAAACAACTGCAGTATCTTCTTTAAAAAGAAATGAGTTATTAGAAGATTATTCTCAGAAAACAGGAGAGATTCTTGGAGTAGTACCTATAAAAACTCTTAAAGATGGTAAAACATATACGTTTGCTCAAATAAATAGTAAGATGCTTGAGGAGATGAAATATACTCCTAATCAAATAGGTGAAATTTTAAAATCAATCTGTTAATCATGGAAATCTGTAGAGAAATAAAGATTTATTCCTTATCTGATCCAGATACTAAAAAAATTAGATATGTTGGAAAGACTATTAGAAGTCTAGGAGTTAGATATTCTCAACATTTAAGTCAAGCTAAATACACTATTAAAAAGGATTATGCACATTGTTGGATAAAATCTTTATTAAATAAAAATAAAAAACCTATTATAAATCTAATAGAGCTTTGTAAAGATATAAATAGAGAAGAATATTGGATAAACTACTATAGAAAACAAGATAAGATTTTAACTAACATTAATAGGGGAGGAGAACAAGATGGATCAGGAACAACAAGAACTGAAGAACAAAGAAGAAATATATCTGATGGAAAATTATCCTCTAGAAAATTTGAGATTTATGAACTAGATGATCAAAAAAATATTATCAGGACTTGGTATAATTATCAACCTCTTAGTAAATATTTAGATTGCTCTTTAGCTCAAGTACACACTGCAATAAAAAGAAAAGTTAAAATATATAATAAATTTTTTCTTTTGAAAACAGATTATGAAAAGATTATTCCATTATTTATAGTACAAGATGTTTTAGAAAATCAAGTACTTAAATTTTATAATTGGAAAGATATAATGAATTTTTTTAATCTAAATAGTCCTGGTACTATTGGAAAGAATTCAAATAAGAATAAAATATATAGAGACAGATATATAATTACTCATAATAAAAAAATATAAAATGGCTACTTGTCCTAACATCAATCATCCTGACTGGCAGAAACTTGTAGATATACATGGGACTAATCTTTCTTATTATCTTTGGGATAAACATGAAGGAGAAGTTCCAGAACAGGAATTCAGACCTTCTAAGTCTTCTCCAGAAACTCTTAACAAAGTAAAAGAAGTTGCTAAGAAAATGGGTGTGGATATTCAGAAGTTAACTGATTATGCTAAAAAAACAGGAGTGAGTCTTACATCTAATGATGTAAATGGTGTAGCTAATCTTGCTCTTGGAGTAATTGCTATTGCTGAGGGTAGAGAAGATATTGCTCTTACAGAGGAGGTTGTTCATATTGCTACTGCAATACTAGAACAAACCAATCCTACTATGGTAACAGAAATGATATCCAAGATAGATAGGTTTGCTATATATAAACAAACTCTAAATGCTTATAAGGATGATAAAGACTATCAATTAGAAAATGGTAAGCCTAATATTCGACTTATAAAAAAAGAAGCTGTTGATAAACTTATTGCTGAACTTATTGTGAATCAATCAGAAGGATCAACTGAGTTTCCTGAGTTAATGCAGGAGGTTAACAGATCTGTTATTAGAACATGGTGGAATGCTATCTTAGATACTATACGTGGTATTTATAAAAAAGCTAACATAGATATATTTGGACAAGTTGCTAATAAAATTCTATCTAATAATGTAGAAGGTAATATAGAAGATCTAAATTCTGATAATGTATTATATCAATTATCTAAACCTCAATTAGATATACAAGCAAAACTTCAAAATACTAAGAATACTATAAGAAAAGTAGAATCTACTGAATCTGTAGATCCTATGTTCATGGATACAGAGGAAGCTAATAACTGGTATGAAATACAGCAACCAGATGGAACATGGGAAAGAATTAAGAAACGTGTAACAGATAGAGTTAAGGCTTGGTATAAACAAAGATTTCCTGGGAAGACATTTACTCCTGAAGAAAAAGCATTTAATGAGTTTAAAAGACAATTAGGTGTACAAGGTCATGCTTACTTTGAAGAGATACATAGTAGATACTTTAATGATGATGGTACTAGAAAAGTTACTATACAACCACGCTCTGTAAAGTTATCTCCTTCTGATGAAGACATCTATGATAAATTGGAAGCCTATTACTCAGATTTAATTAATAAGTATTCTAAAGATGGTAAGACTCCTTTAGTATTCTCTGAAGTAAAGGTATATGATCCTAAGGAAAAGGAAGCAGGAACCATAGATTTACTTATTATAGAGGAATCAGGTAAAGCTCATATTATAGACTGGAAATTTATGAGTATTGGTAATGATGCTAAAGATATTGCCTGGTACAAACAGGGTGCTTATAATATTCAGTTAGGAAGATACAAGGATATTCTTATACAACGTTATGGTATAAAGGAGATTGGTATGAATAGAGCTATTCCTATCCTTATGGATTTGAAGAAGGAAAATCCTAAAGACTTGAAATCTCATAAAATGGTATTGAAAGGAATAGCTATTGGTACTGTTGATACATCTAAGATTGAGGATATAAGATTGATGCCAGTATCAGAGCAAATAGAAACTACAGGTGAAAAAGCTCTTGATAAGCTTCTTGTAAAACTTAATTCTGTTTACAAACAGATTAATAAGAAGACAGCCACTAGTGATGAGGAAAGAGAATTTAAATCTGAACGTCTGAATATAATTAAGAGAACCATTCGTTTAGCTCAAGGTAGTCAGAATATTGCTCCCTTGGTAGAAGTTATTCATAGTATGAGACAAGAAGGTCAAATGATTATGGATGATTATAACACTATATATAAGAATGCATCTGATATTGGTTCTTTCTCTGAAAGACAATTATCAGATTTTGCTGAAGAGATTAGGGAGTATCTTGCAGTAGCAGAGGTATTTGGAGAAGTTCCAGATACAATAGGGAAGTTAGTTTATGATCCTAAGATGGAGAATGATGCTACTACTGAAGAAGAAGTAGAAGAGCTTGCAGGGCGTAAGTTGGTTCTTAATAATATTAAGGATGAAGCAGAAATGATCAGAGCTTCCAGAAGAGAATTAGATGAAGCTTCAAAGGAATTTGCTGATAAGTTTATAGGAGAACGTAATTTAGTGACAGGTCTTCTTAATTCAGAAGCTGTTATAAAAGGGCTTGCTGCTACATTCAGAGGTATATCAGAATTACCTTCTGCTTCTTTGAAAGTACTATTTAAGATAGTAGAAAATGCAAAATCAATTGCTTCACAAACTGCTCTAAAAGAAGTTGATGAACTTCTTGAGATAAGAAAAAGATTATCAGATAGAGGAGGAGATTTAAGAAAGATAGTCCAACAGATCTATCAAAAAGATGATAAAGATAAGATAACCAATAAGTTAATCTATAAATATAGCAAGGATTTCTTTACTACTATTGATGAGAATGCTAAATCAGATACTCCTAGTATGCAGATATTAAGGGATAGCATTGATGTTGAGGCTTATAAAGCAGAAGCTATTAAGCATATGGAGGAGAGAATTGCTTACGTAGAGAAAAAACATAGCGAAGATGATGAAACCTTAGATAGACTTATTGCTGAGGAAAGACATAAATGGGATATAGATAATAAGGCTTTTAATGGTTGGAATAACTATATTCTTAAAAGACACCCAAAAGAAGCATGGTTATCTAAAGAGTACAAAGAATTATCAAAAGATAAGGATCTTCTAGAGTTATATAATTTTATTTCTGGAGTAAATAAGAAAGCTACAGAAGCGGGTTATTTACAAAACAAAGGAGCATCTACCTTTCTTCCATTTGTAAGAAAGAGTATGGCAGAGAGTATTGCCTGGGATTTTAGTCTTACTACCATTAAGAATTGGGGAGATAGTTTTAAAGGTAGAGCTGATGATGTAGGTTATGGTTCTATAAATGAACTCACTGGAGAAATGGAACATTCTATTCCTAAATATTATACATCTGATTTTTCTACAAAAGAAGATGGAACTCATGATTATAGTGATGTAAGTGAGGACCTCTTTAAGAATATGATTCTATACATTAACCACGTAGAGAAATATAAACATCTATCTGATGTTGAAGGTCAGTTACAATTGGTTAAAACTATTGAAACTTTTAAAGGTCATTTAAATACAAGTAGAAATGGTGATGTAATATTTGAAGATAACAATCCAAAAGAGTTCATTGGTAATGAAGAGAATGCAAAATTATTTGATGATTTCTTAAGAGCCTTATTATATGAGCAGAAATATCCTTTATCAAGTAGTGATATTCCTTTAGGTGTTGGAAAGGTTATGAACTTTATGAAACAAGCTGTTAACAATGTAGCTGGTTCAGAAGTTTTTACAATTAATGATAATCCTTCAGCATTATCTCTTGTTAAGACAATGGATAGTGCAAATAGATGGTTTCAGGTTAAAACACTAGGATTTGAATTTATATCAGGAGCTGTAAATATATTTGGAGGAAACATTCAGGTAGCTACACAAGCAGGTAATTATTTTAAAACTAGAGAATTCTTGGCAAATGAGTCTAAACTAATTGGTAATAGCTTTAGAAATGATGATGAGAGAAAGATGTTCATGCAACTCGTAGATAAATTCATGCCTTTAAAAGATGATCCTACCTATGAAAAAATAAATAAAGCAGGAATGTCTGTACTTACTCAGCATAATTTCGTAGACTGGCTAATGGTTGCTATGAGAAAACCTGAAGAACATCTTGAGAAATCTGTATTTCTAACTCTTCTTGATAATACTATGGTTGAGGATGGAAGACTTATAAGTATTAGAGAATATGTCAAAAGTAAACACCCTGAGAGATTCACATCCGCTACTGTATATAAAGGAACTTCTATTGAGATGAATAATGAAATAGAGGAACTAAAGAAAACAAGGTCTATTAGTGCTATTAAGAAGATGGAAGAGGGTAAATTAGTAATACCTGGATTTGATCTGGACAATACAAAAGAGACTCAACGACTTACTAATCTTACCAGAATGATATCAAGAAATGCAACAGGTGCATTGTCTAATTCTGATCTTAATAGAATGGGAATGAATATCTGGACTAAGAGTATGATGGTATTCAAAAATTGGATACCTAAACTTGTTGATACTCGTTTCTCTGAGTTTAGAAAAATTAGTGATGATTTCTCTGTAGTTATTGGAGAAAATGGTTTAACAACAGGTGAAAAATATGATATAGGAAGAATTCGACTATGGGGATATGTAATAGGTACATCTATAAGAGATAAAACTTCTAATCTATATAATATTATTAGTCTGAATGACAAGGGGTTACTAGCATTAGATAAAATGTATGAGGATTTTGGTGAGAAGTATAAATTAAGAACTGGACAAGAATTAAATATGTCTAAAGAAGATTTTATAGATCTCATCAGAACTAATTTACAGAATCAGGTAAAGGAATTAGCAATGCTTCTTTCTTTATTTGGTGCAATGATGGCTTTAGGCTTAATGGTTCCTGATGATGATGATGATAAGGCTATTAAGAATTTCTATCGTTATTCTCAAAGAGTAGTAGATAAATTCATTACTGAGCTCTCATTCTTCTATAATCCTGCAGAGTTCCAAAGAATACTAAGTGGTAGTGTATTTCCTGCTATTGGTATCTTTACAGATGTTGAGAAATTCATATCTAATTTTATGATGGAAACAACAGGAATGGATATTACTAACTCTGCACTGACACCTGAAGAAGTAATGAAGAAAGCACAACCAGTTAAGTACCTTGCTAAGATGTTTCCTATAACTAAATCAGTTATTACATATATGTCTTTGTTTGATTCTGATTTTGCTAAGGAATATAATATTACAGTACAGAAACAGATTAATAGATAATTGCTATATTATGGCATTTATTTTATCTTTTTTTTCTTACAATAGTGTTTAATAATTAAATTTGTATATTATGAGAACAGCTAGAATTTGCCCAACATGCCCAGAATATCTGAATGCTAAATGCAGTCTCTATAATGGCGAATATTTATCTGCATTAGATGTACATCCTGGCGAATCAATAGAGGATATACTTGTTAAAATAAATGCATTAATAGCTACATTACTTCCACCTACTACATAATATTATCATCATGAGCTCATGTCGTAAAGTAAAATGTCGTATTAATTTAGATTCTGCATGTGTATTCTATGAAGGTCCTAATATGCCTTTCTCTGGAGTAAATACTAATGATACATTAGAAGTTGCTTTAGAAAAATTTGATAAACTAGGAGCAGAAATTCATGGTACATCAGGAACCTCTGGTACTTCTGGCAAAACAGGTACTAGTGGTTTAGCAGGTACATCAGGAACTAGTGGTATATCCTCAACTAGTGGAACATCAGGCACTTCTACATTTAGTACTAGTGGAACATCTGGAACATCAGGTTTAACAGGAACTAGTGGAGTTAATGGTACTTCAGGAGTAAATGGTAGCTCTGGTATGTCAGGAAGTTCTGGAAGTAGTGGTACAAGAGGAACCTCAGGAACCTCTGGGAGTTCTGGTCTTACAAGTACATCAGGTGTGTCAGGAACAAGTGGAATAAGTGGAAGTTCAGGTACATCTGCTACTAGTGGTACTAGTGGCTTAACTGGATCAAGTGGTACTTCTGGAGTTAATGGAACTTCAGGTACAAGTGGTACTTCAGGTTATAATGGTGATAGATTTAGAACTACTTCAACCACATCTATTGCTACAGGAACAGGTAGTAAAACATTAACTGTTGATCTGAATTTATCCTACTCAGCAGGACAATCATTAGTAATAGCTAATGGTAGTTTGTCTAAGATGGAAGGAACAGTTGTATCTTATGTACCTGGTACTGGTGTATTAGTAGGGATGATTACTACAGTAACAGGTGGAGGTAGTTACTCAACATGGGATGTTAACTTAGGAGGTGCTGTAGGTGCTAATGGTACAAATGGTACTTCTGGTACTTCTGGAACCTCTGGATTTAATGGTAGTAGTGGAACTAGTGGTATTGCAGGTACACATGGTACTAGTGGAACTTCTGCCATTAATGGCACATCAGGATTTACTGGAACAAGTGGTACTAGTGGATATACAGGAACTTCTGGTACTAGTGGTATTAGTGGTGGAGATACTTCTTTATATGCTATTTCAACAACTCCAAGTTATATAACATCCAATACTTTTGTAGATGTTCCTGAATTATCTATTGCTCTTATGACTAATTCTATTTATGAAGTATATTTTCAATTACTTGTAGGAATAGAAGATGATGCTGATGGTATGGGGGTTGGATTAAATCTTACCAATCTTGTAGGAGCTTCTATGGGTGGTCTAATTCAAGGTACTCAATCTTATGGTTTAACTGCAACTTCTGCTATATTTGTATTTGATGGTCCTTCTGGTGGTTTTTTAGAAGGTGCTCCCTCATATGGGGCTATTTCATTTAGAGGAGTTGTATATGCAGGATCAAATCCTTCTACATTATCTGTTAGAGTATTAAAAGCTACAGCAGGAACAATTGTAATATATAGTCCTTCATTACTTGAAGTGAAAAGAATAGGTGATCATTATTCATAAATATATATCATGAAAATACGTGATGATTCTTTTTGTGCTTGTCCAATACTATTAAGTAGTACTTGTGTTTATTATGAAGGAGAAAATCTAGTGTATTCTGGTATTAATACCAATGATACAATAGAAGTTGTTGTTCAGAAATTAGATGCATGGTTACATAAAGGAACTAGTGGTACTTCTGGAACAAGTGGCACATCTGCTATTAATGGAACCTCTGGAACAAGTGGTATATCAGGTACATCTGGTACTACTGGCTCAAGTGGTACATCAGGTATTACTGTTAGTGGAACATCAGGAACTACAGGTACATCTGGTAGTAGTGGTGTAAATGGCACAAGTGGAAGCTCAGGTATTAGTAGTACTCATGGCACAAGTGGATCTAGCGGAACATCCTCTACTTCAGGTAGTTCAGGTACTTCAGGATTAACTGGTACAAGCGGTATTGATGGAACATCAGGGAGTAGTGGAATTAGTAGTACCAACGGTACTTCAGGTATTAACGGAACTCATGGTACGAGTGGTACAAGTGGAAGTTCAGGTGTTAGTGGAACTTCAGGAAATACAGGAAGTAGTGGAGTTTCTGGAACTAGTGGTAGTTCTGGTACTAGTGGAATTACTATAAGTGGTACTTCAGGATCAAGTGGAATCACTGTAAGTGGAACTAGTGGTACATCAGGTACATCGGGTACATCTGGTGTTTCAGGTAGTTCAGGTGTTAGTGGGTCTAGTGGTACTTCAGGAACAACAGGAACTTCAGGAACTTCTGCTACAAGTGGAACTTCAGGAACAAATGGTGCTGCAGGAGATAAATATAAAACAACTTCAACTACCTCTTTAGCAATAGGTACAGGATCAAAGAGTTTAACTGTAGGTTCAGGATTATCATATACTCCAGGGCAATCTTTAATTATTGCTAATAGTGGTACAAATTATATGACAGGTACAGTTACCTCATATAGTGGAACTTCTTTAGTAGGAAATATTACTGCTGTTGTAGGTTCTGGAACATATACAGCCTGGGATGTTAATCTTGGTGGAGCTATTGGTGCAAATGGTACTAATGGTACATCTGGAACTTCAGGTACTTCAGGCACTACAGGAACCAGTGGGACTAGTGGATTAACAGGTACTAGTGGAACATCAGCTACTAGTGGAACTTCTGGGATTACTGTAAGTGGTACATCTGGAGTAAGTGGTACTAGTGGCACTAGTGGACAGACTATTAATGGTACAAGTGGTGTTAGTGGTACAAGTGGTATATCAGGAACCAGTGGTTATAGTGGAAGTTCAGGAACTTCTGGAACATCAGGTTATAGTGGGAGTTCAGGCTATAGTGGTACTAGTGGTTATAGTGGAACAAGTGGAGTTAGTGGAACCAGTGGAACTTCAGGATATAATGGTACATCAGGAGTTAATGGTACTAGTGGGTATAGTGGTACATCTGGTTATAGTGGTACATCAGGGGTTAGTGGAAGTAGTGGAGTATCAGGTACTTCTGGATACAGTGGTACATCGGGTGTGAGTGGTACATCAGGAAGAGATGGATTAACTACTTCTGTAAATTGGGTTTATCAGATCGGTGGTAATGTTACTCTAACAAAAGCTGATATAGGTCTTCCATATGCAGAAAATACATATGATAGGGATAAAAATGTTGCTACAGCAGTAGCTCTTTCTACAACTAGGCTTACATATAGAGGAGTTACTGATGGAAATGTTGTAGGTCAATTAATGTGGAAGAATTATGGTAATGGTCATACAATATTTGATGTTTCTAATGGTACAGCTCCAGACGGTTCTACACGTAGTAATTCTATTCCTGAAGTAGCATGGTCTCCAACTTATCCTACATTAATGGGTTGGAATGGTTCTAATACCTATGGTGTAAAGGTTAATAAATCAGATAATGCAGATCTGGCTATTACAGCTAATAACTCCTATTATCTAAATAATAGGAATGACTATTATCATCCAGGGAACGCTAATAATCCTTCTGTTGACTGGACAGGTAATGCTTTTAATGTAAAGGCTCTTGCATTTTATAATGATGGGCCTCATTATTTGAAATCTAATACTTCTAATGTT